GTCAGCAAATTGTCAGCTTGTTATAGATCTTGCGGCTCGCTACATCGCCAAAGTTTTAGGCGAGTACGACGACATTGAATGTCGTGACCTCTGCAGGTTTGGAAGTGGGGCGTCGGTTGGGGTTCCTGCACGCATGGCTTCGGAAGCCGAGCGTTGGAGGATCCCCATTTCCGGTTCCTTTGAACAAATCAAGTGGTTTGACTCAGAGATGAGCCAAATACCGATCATCAAAAACTATCTTGATGGTCAGAAAGGCAGTGCATCCTCAGAAGAGGACGCCACCTACCAGTTGACGAGTTCACTGACGTTGTCGCTAGTCCCCAAGTCGTTCAAATCGTTCAGGGCGATCATGCCAAACACCACAATCGGCAGTTACATGTCCGACGGTATAGGCAGGATTATCCGAAAACGATTGAAGAGAAACGGCTATGACATTGGCACATTGCAAATGCGCCATCGTCATTTAGCTTGTCAAGCATCACAGCATGGATTGCTAGTGACGGCTGACTTGTCGAGTGCGTCGGATTCAATTTCCGTCGCCCTCGTAGAGAGACTGTTCCCGCCCGATTGGATGGATATTCTTCATCGCTCTCGGATTGGTTTAGTCTCTCTCCCAGATGGATCTAGTGTAGAAAGTTTAACTTTCTGCACTATGGGCATCGGGTACACGTTTCCTCTTCAGACCTTGGTCTTTCTGGCGCGTCTTAAAGCGATCGAGGCCGTCCATTTTGGCCGCCTAGATCGGAGAACCATTTCTGTGTATGGTGACGACCTGATTTACTCGTCACGTATGCATAAGATGGTCCTCTATTACTTTAAGAGGTTTGGCTTTGTGCTCAACGTTGATAAGACGTTTGCGCATGGCCACTTCAGAGAGTCCTGTGGTGGTGATTACTACCACGGGGTGGACGTACGTCCGTTCCAACCAAGGAACGGATCGGCGAATGTAGGCAGGAATGCCTACGAGGCCGTACTGTACAAGCTTGTCAATACTCTTTTGGCACGCTGGTCTGAGTACGAGGTTGGGGGCACCTTGAGATATCTCCTTTCGGAGATAGTCAGCATTGTCGGTAAGGCCAAGGTTGTACCTTGGAACTATCCCGACGATTCTGGCATCAAATGCCCGACTCTTACCACGTGGTCTTTTCTGCGTGGTCCGCATGTCGTTAAACCAAAGCATGTCGGTCATGGCGTCTACCGATTCCCCTTCCTCAGGCTTGTGCCTGAAGAAAGAGAGGAGGTGCGTCATTATCCATTCCTTTGGCTTAGGCTGCGTGGTATCTATGGTCGTGTGGATTATTCAAACGATCAAAGATATCAAGAGCTCCCTTCGCCGCTAGCCGAGTTTATCAATTCGGTTGTCGGCGTTAAGGGTGTAAGCCCTCTCCTTTTAGAAAGGCGAGAGCACCCAACCAAGACGTTCCGTTCGCAAACGGGACGCCGCCTCCGCCGGGTTAGCACCTTCGTGACGATCAGTCACACTGGTGCTTACCAGCGACAATCCGGGACCTCATGTTTTGAGGACCGTAGACAGTCTGCTTTTTAACAGCGGCTGTAAAATCCCTGAAG